TTTTAATCACCAGCCATTAAGCACACCAGCCATAAGGAGAACAAATGGAAAAATTTATTTCAGGCGGCTTTGTAGAGATTCATGGAAATAAGAATTATAGAACCTTTCATCTTCGCCATGAACTGGTAAAGAAAAACAAATGGTATTCTTCAGAATATTCAATCGGTGAGGATGATGTTTTACCACTTACCATGACGACAAGTAAGGCAATATTAGAAATCCCTGGGATTAAAAACCTTTCAGTAAAGCCATATGAGCTTAGCATAGAAAAAGCTGAAGCCTTTACCTGGGAAGAACTTATGCCACAAATTATACTTGCTATGAGTAAGTACTTACCAGCAAACTACGCCTGATCATCCATTAAACTTGCCATTGCAGCCGGAACAAAGATAACTTGTTTCCAGCCCGGACCTTTTGGGCCAAGCACCATTGAGAATGGTACAATCTATTTAGAGGGTCCACATTATCCAGAGCCTCACAAATGGTACGGCCAGGGGCAGATGAAAGATGGCCAGCTGATTAGTATTAAATAAGATTGATTGCCTAATCACCAGGTCAAAGTCCTTGCAAGTTTAATGGTTTTGACCTGGTTATGAGTGAGTCAATTTAATAACCTCAACAATGGAGCCAGCCATGAAAGCTAATTCACGCAACAACAAAGATCATTTTACTCCTTTTGACGCTATGCATACAGAGTCTATTTGCCTTGGACTTCTTTGGACACTTGGTGCAATAGCCATAGTTGCCTTGCTCGTCTTCTTTGGAATCAATGAAGTGAAGGAAACATTTAAACCAATTATTGACGCCTTACAAGTTAATCCACTCAAAATGTAATCTTCAACCAAGGAGCAAACATGAACATTATTGATTGGCTTATATCTGATCCTTTCAAGCATGATTTCCTACTCACAGCAATTATTTTGTTTGGCGAAGCTGAGGTTTATGCTGCAATTAATATGGGCATCGTAGTTGCAGATGAAGTAGAGATTAAGATTAACCTGCAGTAAACAGGCTTAATATTGCTAAATGTTTAGTTTAGCTGTTCACTTGTGAACGCCCATTACAAAAACAACATATTACCTTAAGGAAATTTATTTTATGATAACAAACAATTTTATACAAGATCAAATAAATTTTAGTTTTGTGCAAGAAGATATTTTTCGATCTCTAGCTAAAAGATTTATAAATAAAACAAATTTAAATATGATACATGAGGGTATTTACTTTACTCCTTATGGCGATTGGGAAAGGCATATTTTAACCTTGCTAACAATTAAAGCATGTAATCCTTACTTGGAGAAATAAATTATGAAAGGCAAAACAATTCGTTTCTACAACAGATTTGGAACCCATATGGGATGGAAGTACCTTGCCAATGTGACATACTTTGAACTGATTAACTGGCTCAAAGCTGGCAACACATTAAGATTTCAGAAACAAATCCTGACTAAGCAATCTAACAGTAATGAAATCTTCAAAATCTTGCGGAGGTCATAATGACAATGACAACAGAAGAGATTATGTCTTTCCAAGGTCACGAGTTTACCTATGTGTTTGAAGATGATGATACAATGCCAGCATATATTAAGAAAATAGACCTAGCTGAAGAATTATTAACTTACTGGAGCTTTTCCTTAGTTACAGATACCGGACATAAGTTTACTCCACTAAATGATGAAGAAGAAACTGAAGGCGCTTGTTGCTTAGGTAAAGAAGATACCTTAGCTGGTATTATTAAAATCCTTACAGAAATAAAAAATACAGGAAAATATTTACCTCAACAAACAAGTCCTGGATTTTTCGCAGGCTGTCCATTCTAAGGAGCATAGCCATGAAAAAACTCTGTCCAGTTTGCAATACTATCAATAACGCAATCGGCTTTGATTTAACAGAAAAAGAAATTCATAACATTAGTAAGATTGGTTTGTCAGAACATCTTTGTAAGACTTGTTACCAGAAAGAGCTTGCAAAATTGTTAGAATCTACCAAAGCTGAACTTATTCCACTAAACAAAGAAAAAGAAATTACGCAGACAGCCTACCATAAAGCCTATGAAGCCTGGAAAGACATCGCAACTTTGTACCAGGCAATAGATTACAATCTCAACATGAATAAACATGCAATCAAAATGAAAGAATCAACCAAGATAAGAGTACCAAAAACTAGTGAGCCAGTCAACATTGAGCTTCTTTGTCAGCAGATTCTTTCCACTCTAAGTAAAGAACAACAACAGGCTATCATTCAAACCTTTAAAGCAACTCAAACTATTGGTAACTAAAATGACAATCAAAGACTTAGTTGTTGATCATCCATACTATTGCTCAGATAATAATTATTGCTCAAGAGAAGCTAGTCAAAATTGAGATACAATGACTGCCTTCTTAGATGAAATGGAAGATGCAGATATTGATATGAATTTAGTTTTTAGATGGGATATAAAAGAAAAGAGGGCTGAAGAAACAGATAATGTAACTGGTGAATACTATGCTGAGATATTCATAATGCATCAGCGTAAAGGATTATTTTGTCCCCACTTTGTTAAAACCATTACTGAAGATGAAGTAGCCAGATTTATTAGTTATTTACAGAAACATAAAGAAAGATTAGATGAAATTTGGAAACCATTATAAAATAACTCAAACTATTGGTAACTAATTATGTCAAGTCCAGTCATAACATTCCGTCTCACTACCTATCAGCTTGCTCGCGGCCTACAGATTGTTCGCAGCCTGGAACCGAACTTCCAACTAACTAGTCTTAGCCAACTAGTTAAGATCATCTACACAGATTACCTGGCAAAAATGACCCTCGGCCAGTCAGATGAAGTTGACGCAGCCATTATGCAGGAAATTCAAATCTTTATTCTCAATCCCAGAAAGAAAGAAATCAACTTGGCATCCTTAGCAGATAAAGAGAATTTCACTCCATCAGTTAAGTCAATCAATTAAAGGAACTCAACCATGAGTAAAGCCCGTGTAGTTTCAACCCGCATGACCATTGATGACCTTGCCAAAGCTAGAGATGGCCTACTTGCTAAAGGCATCGAACCAGCTGACTTAACAACAACTAGTCAGATCATCAAACTTACCTTCTACTACGGAATTATTTATCTCTGCCAAGATCCAAAATCTCCACCCAGTCAAGAATCCACAGACTTTGTAAGCCAGAAATTCAGCCAGACAAAAGTAACCAGAGGACTTAACTTAACTGATCTGGAGTAAAATAATGAAATTAATATTCAAACTTCTTACAGCCCTTATTATCTTAATCTTCTTCGGTATTGCTGGAGAAATGGATTATCAACACACCATCTCACAACAAGAACCAGTAGTTCAATATTAAAGGAGCTTGTTATGTGCGAATCTATCAAAGAAGTCCTAATGCGACGTGACGGAATATCTGCACTTGAAGCACAAGATATAATCAATCAAGCCAGGGAAGCCTTGCAAGAATATATAGCTTCTAACGATCTTGAAGCCGCTGAAAATGTTTGTGAAGAATATTTTGGCCTGGAACCAGATTTTTTAACAGAGCTAATGTAAAAAGGAGCACTATTATGTGGGACTTCACTAAGAATGAAGCACCAAGCCAATGTTGGGGAAGTGAAAAGAAGTTTAACGCCTGGTTAAATAATAAATAATTGCCATGAAAAACCTCCCACTCTATAAAACCCCAACTAACTTTCTTTGTCCAGCCTGCCATCAGCCATGCCTCATAATTGCCTTAGACGATTCATTTAGCTATTCTGGCACTCATTGCACAGCCGGGCAATCAGGTATTCACTATCCATCTGACTATGGCACGCCTGTGACAGATTGCTGCGAGGCAGATGTACCAGATGCTGAGAGGGATGAACCAGATTATTATGATTATTAATTTTAAGGAGATTAATAATGTATCCAATAATAAAGAAAGAAATAGAAATTCAAAAATATGCTCAACTTTGTGGTCAACATGAAGCAGTAATTAGAAAGTATCATTCTAAGAAAGACTCTAAGAATTGTATCTGGTTCTGGGCAGATCAGCCAAATAGTGCTGATCATATCTATGTATGGGATCCTAAAGATACTAAATCTCAAGGATTTGGTGGAGCAAAAATTACTTTTACCTTAACAGATAATACTGAAATAGAAACTAGAGGCCCATGGCATTCTAATTCTCAGGCACTTTTTGATTGTTGTAGTATTGATCTTAGAAATAATCATTATACTATCGTTATTATAGCTCTTAATAGAAAATATAAAGATAATAAAGATTTTTTAGTTGATATCTTATATGAAGATAAGAACTGGGTTTTAAGCGATTATCATAGAGGGGATAGTATAGCTAAAAAATTTGCTAACGATTTACAAGTTCCAGTAGTTTGTTATAATCAAGGTATCAGCGGATCATCAAATGGTTTTGTTTATCCAAATGAAAAATCTTATACTGATTTTAAAGATTATTTCGAGTCTTTAAAGGAGTCTTAAGTCATGGTAATGAAATATAAAGGCAAGACTCTTACCACCGAACAAGAAGCTCACGTCAACACCATTCTTGATGGCAACAATTATGCAATCCAAGCTCCACCAGGTTCTGGTAAAACCTTCTTTTTGCTTGCAATGGCTCGCAAAATGTCAGGATATGGCTTGTCAATCTCATTCAACAAACTCCTAGCCCAGGAAGCAGCAACCAAGTTTTCCAGTAACATAATGTGCAAGACCGGCCATGCCTTAGCTTACGGAGCAGTTGGCTACAAATACAAGAAGAAGCTCAGCAAATTGACAGGCAAACAACTAGCGGATACTTTCGACATTGGAGAATGGCAATTATACAATAGTCCAGCCATCAAAGGATACCTCATCCTCAATACGATTCGCAAGTACTGTTATTCCAGTGACGAAGTTATTCAGTACAAACATTTGCCAAGACTCACAATCTTGCAGGATGCAGACCTGGATATCATGCGAGAAGATTTAGTTCAACACGCTAATCTTGTGTTTAACGAAATGGCCGATGCAAGTAAGCCTATGCCAATCACCCATGATGTATATCTCAAAATCTGGGCACTCACAAACCCAATCATTAACAAAGACTTTATCTTTTTTGACGAATACCAAGATAGCAACCCAGTCATAGCGCAAGTGATCAAGAATCAATCTTGTCAAAAGATCTTCGTTGGCGACTGTTTCCAGCAAATCTACAGTTGGCGCGGGGCCGTTAATGCCTTGCAAGATGACAATCTAGCAAAGCTATACATCACTAGAAGTTTTCGTTTCGGTAAAAACATAGCCAATATGGCAAATACCATAATTACTGGTTATTATCCATATCAGTTTGAGTATGTTCCATTTCATGGCAATGATGATGTTGTTTCTTCTATTCATTATGAACCCTTACCAGATGTAGACGCCATCTTATGTCGGACAAACAAAGGAATTATTGCAGAAACCATAGAAGCACTTGGCAAAAATATATCAGTCCACATCTTAGGTGGGACGCAACAACTTACTTACCTTATCAACTCTATAATTCAACTCAAGCTCCAGGGATATTCAAATCATCCAGACCTCTTCCTTTTCAAGAACTTTGTCGATCTTGTTGAGTATTCCAATTCTCCTATGGGCGGAGACATTAAGCCTATCCTAAAGTTAATTGAACTCTATGGCAGGGAACGCTTGCTATCTATTCTTGAATCAACTGTGGAAGATCCAGCCGAAGCCGATGTAACTATAACTACTGCCCATAAAGCAAAAGGTTTAGAGTGGCCTAGAGTGAGGCTGGCCAATGATTTTAAGGTTCCCAGTGATAACGGGAACCCTACAACTGAAGAAACTAACATCTTGTATGTAGCAGCATCCAGGGCACTGCATCAACTCGACGTGAGCAAATGCGAAGCTTGCTGGCCACATACTTTTGACAAAGCTCGCAAGGTTGCCTACGAGCAATGGCAAGTAGATCAAATGAGTGAAAGAGACATTAATACTATGTTTAAAGAAGTTGTTAGTAAGCATATTAATGAACTTGAAAATGATGTTAAATTTTAAGGAGCATAATTATGAAAATATTTAGTGGCCGTTGTTGTTTATGCGATGTTGGAATACCTACAAATCAAGTAGATATGAATGGAACTGAATTATTTTCTGGCGATATTGTACAACTTTGGCATGGTTCTTATATCGGTACTGATATTGAAGAATGGATGCCTTCAGATGGTTTAACTGCCATAGTGGGGAATCAATATCAAAGTTATTCAGATGGCACTATAGAATTAATAAATTCAAATCCTGAACTTTTTACTATGGGCATTTCATCCTGTGGAATTCAAAATACTGAATGGAAAGTAAAACTTGTAAAAAGCCATAAAGATATTATAACTGGTGAAAGGTTTATAGCATTTGGAATTAATTATAAGGAGCCTAACCTATGAACAAACGACAACTTAAGAAAATAATCACTCTATACCGAGAAGGATTATCTTGTGAAATCTGCATAGCTGTTATTGTTGATTTAATGAAAGGGAAAACTCCATTAGAAATGGGAACTGCTATTCATTCTTTTTATGAATTAATACTTCCTCTTAATAGGGAACTTAAAGAAGTTAAAGTTTTATAACGGAGCCAAATTGTGATAAAACGCAAATTCTTGCCAGAACTCCTTGGAATGAACCTTTACCAGACTTCTCGTGGCGAAACTTTTTATGCCTGGAACCATAAACATGCCATCAACAAGCGGCCAAAGGAATTGATTTATTTTGTTACAGATGTTGGGAAAAGAATATTAATTATTAACATAACACGGATGTCAATATGAATATTAATAAGCCAACAGCCTTTATTATTGGTCTGACTCTTGGAGTAGGATCAATATTCTTTGCTGTTAAAAGTGATTTAACATCTAGCGATAAGACAATATCTGAACTTGAAAAGAAAGTAAACCTCGTGCCCGTCGTAACTGTTGACGCCTTAGGAATTTGTAAAGTAACCCAAGGAGGCAAAACCTACATGTTGATTGATGTCACTAATGAAACGAAAGCACTTGAGAAAGTTGTACAAAAAGTTAATAAGGAGAAATAAATTATGAATGAATTAAAGCCATGTCCTTTCTGTGGAGCAGAAGTCCAATGGTGCGGTGATGGCTGGTTAGGAATGGCCCCACATTCTTGTGACCATATCCATTGTCGTAATTGCAATATGCACTTTGAATGCTCAGAAGATGGTGATACAATTGAGCAGCTTCGTGCTATAATGCTTAAGAAATGGAATACTCGTACTTGATAGTTCAATAAATATAATCCTTACTAACGGAGAAATAATGTGCGAAAGATTACTCGAATACTTCATGCTTTTCTTACTCGCTTGTGTAACACTCCTTATTCTTTTACGCGAAAAAGTAAAAGCACTTACGATCAGAATAGGAAAATAATGCGAATAGCTAGATTACATATTCGGAGGGTAAAATGAATAATATAAAAAATGCTTTAATTTTTCTAGCATCTTTTATAATTGTAAGCTTATTTGTACTTCTTATTGATCAATTATATCCTACGCCTCCGATTGATCAAGCAGCTTTGCAACCTTACTCCAGTAGAGATGTTCTTACCAGTTTGGATAAATAACTTGATTTTAGATATAAATTGAATAAGTATTTAAGGATTTTATGAAATAGTAAAAAGGTCAAAAAAGAGAAAAAATTGCTTGACAAAGCGAAGTCATTGTGTTATTTTGACCGTAACAATACCGGATTTTACCGGAAAGCGTAAAGGGCCGGAAAATGGCTCCTTCAATCTTGGGCATGTCGCCCATTCTACAAACCCCCTAATTAGGAGAATCAAAAATGAGCATGATCAAAGTAGTTAGCAACCAGGCATCTCGTGAAATCACCGTAACTGAGCCGGCAGTATTGAACCTCGGAACTATCGAAGAAATGGTACAGGCGCTCGGTGAGGATCTTACCGTGAACATGATCAAGAACCAGCTGAAGGTTTCTTTCCGCGCAGTTATTCGGCGCAAACTGGAAGAAAAAGATGACAATAACGAGTTCAGCAATACTGACGAAGCCATCACAGCTGAAGACTTCAGCGACTGGAAGCCGACTCTTCGCATTACTAAGACTCCCGAGGAGAAAGCTCTGGAAGCTCTTGGTAATCTGCCTCCGGAAGTTCGTGATGCAGTTCTGGCGCAGTTCAACAATCGGTAAGCTTGCCTGACAACTTGGAAAGACAAGTCGTATAGGACACGCATACGTTAAAGCGAAGTGGGAGTCGGTGGAAGCCCGACATTTCTTATTTGCTTATATTAGTAGTGGTGGCGAAATAAAAAATGGTAGACGCAGCCGATTGTGTCCATAAGTAAACCTAGCCCATGTTTCTATGGCCGGACACAGAGCGAATAGTGTAATCGAGGGTAAAGGCTATTCAATTGCAGGTTCAAATCCTGCCCACTACTTTTTAACTCTTACTGCCGGAAACGCATTGGATAGCAAGTCCATGCGCACCATTCGACCTGAATTGACAGGTATCGCCAGCATGACGATGTTGGAATCGGCTTCTTAGTAAAGTTCAACGAGAGGAGCTAAAAATGTTTGGATGGACAAAAGAGCCTGAATTTAAATTTAATCTTGGTGATAAGATTAGATATAAAATTACCAGCTTTGAAGGAATTGTTATTGGGCGTCATCAATGGATTAACAATTGCAATACATATTCTGTAAAACCTCAAACATTAAAAGATGGTGCTCCGCAAGAGGCATATTTTTTTGATGAGCCTCAAATTGATTTAGTAGAAGAAAAAGCTATCTCAGATATTAACAGAAAAACAGGCGGTCCTGAACGTAAAGTTTATCAACCAAATAGATTGTAATGCAATAATATAAATTAAAGTTCAACGAGAGGATTTCTCAAATGAATTTTTACGAAAAAATAGACTACAGTGCACTTTCAACCTATCTCACGTGTCCACGCAGGTTCTTGTTCCAATATGTAATGAATCTCAAACCTGCCGGACAATCCATTCATCTTGTGTTCGGATCATGCTGGCATTACGGCCTAGAAGCCACGTACAACATCTTAATTAAGGATTCTTCCCCATCTGTACTTGATGCAACTGAAATAGCTATCAAAGCATTCCACAAGCTCTGGAAGCTTGATGGCGAACCATTTTGGAAGAATGAAGATGCAATCTTTCCTAAGTCCCCTGGACATGCAGCCAATATGTACAAAGGCTATTGGGATCGCTTCCTTGTAAGTGATGTAAAAAATCGTTCAATCTTGGCTGTTGAAGCACCATTTTCCATCGACCTTTCTGTAAAGGGCTTGAAGCTGCCAAATTATATTGGCCGCATTGATCTTATCTTTTCCAGCGGTGAAAACGGAATCGATATTCTAGACCATAAAACAGCGAAAGCTATCTACTCTACGACACCACAAACTTTTGAAATGTCATTCCAGTCAGACGGTTACTTAACCGCTGGCAGAATTTTTTATGATAAAATTCCTACAATTACTTATCGTGTTGCTCTTTGTCAGAAAAGCAAGATTGACTTTGTTCCAATTACAATCAACAAACGCTCTGCTGCGATTGAACACTTCTTGTCTGATCTTTGTCATTATGCAGATGAGATTCAGCAAAACTTAAACCTGCTTGAAGAAGATAAGATTAACTGCCGGGAACGCTCGGATGTGCTGCAATCCTTCCATCGCAATCCAGGATACGCCTGCACTACGTTTAGCTCAGTTTGTCCTTATTATGATCTTTGTAGACTCCGAAATAATCCATTGCATTGGATGGAAAAAGCACCTCAAGGATTTATTCATTCCGAATGGGATCCAGAATTGCATGATGCAAAGACTAAACAGAGATTGAGTGAAGTTTAAGATTATTATCATTTAAAGGAGTTTTAAATGAACCCACAAGCATCTACAGTTCCAAATTTCAACAAAACAAAGCTAGTTGAGAAGAAACGATATTTTAACCTCAAATTTCTCTTGACCGGTAATTCAGGTAGTGGAAAAACCCACTTCACAGCAACCTACACTAAAGGGCCACTTCATTATTATATGTTTGATAAGGGAGGCGAAAAAACAATAGAGAAAATATCATCCAAACGGAACGACATTACAATTGATAACTTTTCCGCCGACTCTTTACTCTTTTCCGATTTTTGGCGAACATTCCAGGAAGATGAAAAGAATGGTTTGTTTCAATGGCTGAAGGAACAGTCAGGCATGTTAGTCCTGGACTCTTTAACTAACGCAAACAAGAAAGCAATCCACGAAATCGAAAAGAAGTCTGGAATTACTCCAAGTGGCATAGGTAAGAAGATCGACATGAAGATGGGCATGGCGCCTGCGCATTGGGGCCAATTATTGAATTGGATGAGTACTTTGGTAAGTTCACTCCAGGAATTACCTTGTGCAGTTGCAGTAACTGTCCATCTGCATACACTTATGAATTCTGACCAGGAAGTAGTTGCAAGGTATCCTGCAGTAAATGGACAGTTCAGGCAGTTATTGGCTGCTGATTTTGATGAGGCCTACTTATTGACGACACAAGGAACGAAACGGCAAATCTTCTTTACTGAAAAACTCGCATTCGAAGCAAAGTCTCGTGTGTTTGATATGCCAAAGGTTGAAGGAATATCAATGGATCAGTTGGCAGCAGCCTATCTGGCAGGCAAAACAGTTATTCCAGGAGGAAATATACAATGAAAGATCTTTTTGAATTTTTAGGAATTATTATTGCTGCTGTATTAATTGTAGCAATAATTATGCTTCCAACTATTTTTATTTGTGAGAAAACGGCATGTGATAATTATCAAGAAATAACAAATAGAAACACAAAGTATAAACTTTTTGGTGGCTGTTTTGTTGAATCATCAAGTGGTTGGGTAACTAAAGATGAATATGGACAGATAATTATTGCTAAAGAAGGACTATTAAATAAATAGTTATTCCACAATCCATCTCAGCTTAATTAAAGGAGTTTTAATTATGGAAAAGCAAATCGTGGAAATTAATGGTGTAAAGTTTGAAGTTGATATGAACAGTGCGAAGATTATTTCCGAATATAAAATCGGGGATAAAGTAAATGTTTTAATTAAAGAATATTCTGAGAAAATTGTATGTCCTGGCATCATCGTAGGCTTTGATAACTTCAAAGATTTGCCAACCATCACTGTTGCATACCTTAAAATCGGCTACAACGAAGCAACTATTAAGTTTGTATATTTTAATAGTGACTCAAAAGAAGTTGATATTGCTCCATGTAGAGAATCAGACCTGATCTTTAATAAGAGTGATGTTATTACCAAGATGGATCGTGAGATTGCCACAAAGGAGAAGGAAGTAGAAGATTTGATTCGGAAGAAAAATTATTTCTTGGACAACTTTACAAAGCATTTCGAATCTGCAATGGTAGTTAAGACTAACGAATAAAAAAGGAGAAAATAAAACACCTAAACTAAAACGAAAACTATCAATCAAACCAATCTTTGATCGAAGAATCGTTCTTTGGTCACGTAACAAAACCTATTTAAAGGAGTATTAATTATGTCTATGATTCCTAATCTGTCCGAAATTCCTGACAAAGCACCTGTTGAAGCTGGCGAATATGACTTGACCATCTCTAAGGTTAAAGAGACCAAGTCTCAGCGTACCGGAAGATATGGTTGTCAACTCATCATTAACGTCGACGGAGAAGATAACGCTTCAACTATCTTTCACACTCTCTGGTATGGAAATTACAAAGATTATCAGGGCGATGATGAGGAAAAGAATAACCTCATGTGGAGGATGGTTAAAGATTTCCTTCGCGCACTGGGACTTGATCCCGATCAGGAAACTGACGAATCTGATCTGGTTGGCCTCAATTTTACGGCTGAACTCAGTTTTAATGATGGCATGTCGACAGACGATGATGGCAATCCGATCAAGGTCGGCCAGCCCCGGAATGAAATTGCAAGAGTCGTTTAATTAATAAAAACTATGAGTGGAATAGGTAAACAGTCTGCTACCAGTAGAACCTGGCCGTGATGTCCCGCCGAGGCTGAGATTAAGTGATACGAAACTACAGACTATCCACTCATTTTAAACAAGGATAATTATGATCAAGTTTAATTCGATATTAGAGTCTAGTTACCACTTTCAGTTAACTAGGTTTGGCATTGCCGGAACAATGTCATTCTGAACGAGGCGTTGATGTGACGCCTACAAAAATGTCGAAATAAGCAAAACATGCTGTTCACTTATGAACGAACTGTTGAATGATTCGCAAGTAAGTGAACGGCATCTTTTTATTTTTATTTATCTTTACTAAGAATTAATCGGCTAAAATATTAATGTTTAGCAAAGATAAATATCCTTCTAAAGGAGCTTACCAATGGGATCTTTTGATACAGTTAATTTTTATTGTCCAGCTTGTGGATCATCAATTCATGTGCAATCAAAAGCTGATGAATGTAGAATGAAAGAATATGACCGTTCTGAAGTTCCATCAAGAATAGCTGTTGATCTATATGGTGAAAAAGTTACTTGTTTTGCTTGCAATGCTCTCTTAGAGGTTTCTAATAACATCGGAAAGTTTATTCCAATGTATTTAAATGTAATAACTTTTGGTGATTATGATGAATAAAGAGCAGCTCTTAAAAGAAATCTCCCAAGCAAACATGGCCTATGCTTCTGGCATACCATTCATGACAGATAGCGAATACGATCTGTTATGGCAACAACTTTATGCAATCGATCCACATAATAATATCCTCTACCATACTGCACAAGGACGGACTGCTCTTACGGGCAAAACCTGGCACAAGCACCCAATCTATGGAACGAACAAAGCATTTAATATGCTCGACCTTAAGCCATTCCTTACAAGGTTTGGCTCATACAAACTTCGGATCGAACCAAAATACGATG